TATTCATGAAATTCTCCACCAAGAGATTTGAGAAGCATACTCATGCGTTCACATTCTTGACTTCCGTTACTATAGATAGTTGCTATTTTCATTATTTACTGGGATGTGCTAGTGGATATAATTCATCAAGAATGTCTTGCAATTCATCATAGTAATAATTATTCATGTGTTGCAATGCTTTGACCTGTTCTCTACGAACAATTGCTTCTACTTCTTGCCACTGTCGATTAGTCACGTTGCCTCCAGTCGTCTGATTTGTCTTGTTTGAACCAATCTACAATTTCATCTGCAGATTGAAACCCCGTTCTGTGATTGGATGGGTCGGGGTCTCCTAATCCCATCCTATTCATAAAATCATCCATATCACCCTCCTGCATTTCTGGATTGGCTGCTTTTCTTCTTGCCTTATTTAACCAATCTTTAGCAGTGGTATTTGCTTTAGCAAGTTTCTCTGCCCAAATAATATCTTCGAGTTTTACTTCTTCTCCATTTGCAATGCATTTACAAATGAATTCAAGTCTCAGTCGGTAATTTGTAGAAAGCATCTTACCCTTGTCCCTTTTCACTATTTATTTTTGCCATCAATTCCTCTGCCATTTTGAGAGAACGACGGTATATAATATATTTTACCACAGGATTACGTGGATTATGAACAATCCACCACCACTGACGATCAATATATGCTTTTACTAACTTTGTCACATAAAAAAATGCGGAGGCAACACTTTCATCTGTAATGATGAAATATGCTGCCACCACAAAAAGTGATAGTATGATGTAATAGGAATCCATCAGTTGAATTCCTCATTTCTACGACGATCTAAATGTTCAAGAATTTCAGAACGCCATTCCATCAATTCATGAAAACATTTTTGATTATGAGCACACTGACGAAGTTCACTATCTGGTTTAAGAACACTTTCATAAAAAAGATTTAGTGCATCAAGACGTTTTTGTTCTTTCTCAGTCATAGGAACTCCTCAAGAGTGGACGTTGTGTTTTTCTGCACTTTAGACATTTTTTTGATGTATGCAAGTGCTTGTTTATATGTTGTTACATCATGCACCTGCTTACCATTATGTATAATACAGAACCCAGACTTACCTGCCCATGGAACTGCTGCCCACATCCCATCATTAGATACAAATCCATCAGGATCTCCTACTTTAGGATCTAAAATACCTTTGTTGTAAATATGTGGTTTTAAAAATTTACCCATCAAAAGAAAGAAGCATTGACACTCACAACTTTTGCATTTGGATTACGTGCCAGTGCAACTTGCTTTGCTTCCTGATAATCACGAGCGTGAACTTTCTCAACAAAAACTTTGCCACAAACATAAAGTTTGACTTCGCAGACCATGATGGTTTCGTTTGATTACCTTAGTATTATAGCAGAGTTGAGGTGGTGTGGGGGCAGAGTGTGCCAGTTTTCACACTGTCCTACCACCCTTGGAGTAGTTATTGTAACACCATAAAGGTTGTAGATTTGTATAGTGACATGCTTCAGCAAGTTGTTTTGGGTCATTCAAGTCAAATTGACACAGAGGTTTTATATGGTCTATATGCCATCCTTCCAAAGAATGGTTTTCCCACGTCATACCTTCTTCAAATTGATTTTCTAAATGAACCATAAGATCATCTATGGTGCATCCAAGATTTTCTATTGAACTTCCACTTTTAAAAGTATTTTTTATTGCTAGTCTCAACCTACTCCTAATTAGTGTTTTTAATTTATACTGAGTATCATTATCATATCTTTCCTTATTTTTTTCATTTACTCTTTTTTTAACTTCTGGTCTTTTACTATATTCTCTCTTTTTTTCTAATATTTGTTGTCTGTTTTCCCAGTGATATTTTCTTTTCTTTTCAAGCAACTCTTCTCTTTTTTCACCACAGCGATATTTTTTGGAATGTTCTTTACTGTATATTTTTATTTGTTCTTTATTATTTTCTCTATATTTTTTGATTGATCCTTCTTTATTTTTTTCATAATACTCTTTTGATTTTTGTTTTATTTGTTCCTTTTTTTCTTGGTAATACTTTTTATGATATTCTTTTTGCTGGTCTTTTAATTTTTCTTTATTCCTAAGGCGATACGCCTTCATATATTCCTTTTTATCAAAGGTCATTATTCTTTTAGTAGGGGTAAAACTATTTAGGTGGGGTCTTACGTAAATCAAATACCCCTACCCAACTTTACTGCCCAAATGATATTTATCAGCGACGTAGAGTTGGACTTTACACTTCATTGTTGTACTTGCTCCACAGTGCTATCAGAATTCCATTCTTGTTGCCATTGATCTCCTTGATAGTATCCAAAACCACCAGCAAGAAGAGACAGAATAATTGCAAGACTTACTTTGCCAGTTTTGTTACCTGCCCAGGCACCAAACCATCCACCAAGACCCATTAGAATCCATGGCAAAAAAGTTATTAGAGCCCAGATCACACCCACAATAATAGCAAGTCCAAATGCTCCTTCTACAGAACCAGAACTTCCACCAGAAGAACTGGGTGAATCATCAGAATCAGATGCACTTGTAGAAACAGGATTGCAGTTACTTACAGATTTTGCCCCATACATGGACTTTACCTGTGCTTCTGCAGCAGACCGACTGATACCTGGTGTTTCAAACTCAACATATTCCAACCGATTATCAACGGTTGTAATGTAAGCACCCCAACGATGAGACATGGTTCTGTTTGATTACTTAAGTAGTATAGCAAAGAGGAGCAGGTAGTCTGCTCCTGGTGGACGGTTTGGTAACTGGATCAGAAGTTCAGGTAGTCTTCAATAGCAGCAGTAATCCCTGAGGACAATTTAGTCGGAGGCATAATAGGTTCTACACTACCAATATCACACTCATAGTAGTTACCAATATCAAGTTTGACATAAACACCATCTCCATATTGTTCATAAAGAGGACGTGCATTCTCATCTTCAATAATGATGACACGACGTGCATTTAGATCGAGAACCATCATATAGTCAAAAGTCTTTTGACTTTTGAAGTCTTCTAGGGTTTTCTTTTCCCCATAGAAGTTTTTGACTTTGAACTTACCAGTGGCAAAAGGGTTTCTCTTTTGGAAAAGATTCTTTTGCATTTTTAGTTCAATCCTTTCTTCACCATACATGAAGTCATAACCTTTCTGATCGACACGATCAAGATTAGAAAACTTTGCAATTGCTTTTTCTACGGCAGTTGCACGGGTAAAGTTGTCGGCATTGGTAGTGAATCCATCATCACTATAGAGTGAATCGACCACACCAAATACCTTGTTCCAGTCAACACCTGTCTCAAGGTGATCAATGAAGTGCTGCTGTGCTGTTGCAATAGTCATAAAATTGTTCTTTGAACGTTTTGAATGTAGCACGATCCTGGGACTTACGCAAGTCTGCTGCCCAGAAATCATTTTTTAATTACAGATATTGCAGGTTCACCTTGCTCAAAAACCGTCTCTACGACACTTTGAACACTCCGTGCGGTATTGATACCTACTTTGTCATAGACGGGCACACAGACCAATCCAAAGGTCTTCTCAGACCCTCCTAGTCGAATCACACGACCGATTGACTGACTAATTCCAATGTAATCCATATTCCTCATAAACAACACTGCCTCAAGACCAGATACATTGATACCTTCAGACAGGATACTATGATGCAATACAACAAATTTCTTTTCAGGATCTTTGCCCCAGGCATTCAGAGTCTTGAAAAACTCCTCACGATCAACCTTCACTCCATCAATAAATGCACCAGTCTTTGATGTGATATACATGCATGAATAACCACGTTGACGAATCTGTGGATAAAAATCAGATTCAGTCAACAAATTCACAATCTGCCTTGTAGACCTTGCAGCAATTAGAATCTTGTTTAAAGAATTGTCATCAATTGTACAAATCAAATTATCACAATCAGATATCTTGAAATCTCCTTGGGGCAATTCATTCACAACAACCTTAGGAGGAAGAATATACCCTTCTTTAACCAACTTAGGTGCAGGAACATTACAAATAATCTGTCCATAAACTTCTGGAAGATTCATTCCTGGTTTCGATATAGTAGCAGAATGTTTCGGAGTCGCAGTAAAGAAATAGCAACGATCAGCAGCACCACTAAAATGCTCAGTGGCAGGAAAGAAGTTTCTCTTAACACTATTATGTGCCTCATCAAAATAAACGGTATCTACCTTAACACCAGATTCCTCAATACGGTTCAAAGAGTTATAAGTCGTAAAAATCAATTGATTACCATTAATATTCTCAGACCATGTTTTGATAGTCTTTGCCTTAGTGGTACTAAAGTGTTCTGTTTCTCCACTATGAACATGCATAACATGAGCATTATCAATGTGCTCTAGAAACTCAGAGCATAACTGTTCTGCTAGCAGTATTCGTGGTGCTACTACCACATGAACTCGATTGTTAAATCTATCAAAATGAATTTTAGAATCTTTGATCATACACATAGTCTTTCCACCACCAGTTGGCACAATCACTTGACCCTTGTCATGATTCGACATGGCATGGAGAGCATCTTCCTGGTGAGGACGAAGAGTGATGGTCATGGTAGGTTTCAAATCAATAGAGTCATTATAGCAGAAAACCGTCCCTGATCTTACTCAGTAGACGGTTTCTAAAGTGTCTTAAAGAAGCTTAGCTTCTCATCTCCAACCCAGACAAAGGTAGTCTACAGGGATCTGAGAATCTTGTCAAGTCTTATACTTGAAGTATCATGACTGAGTAACTTTGAGTATTAGCATTAGAAGGACTAAACGTAATTCTGAATCCAGTTGTTGTTTTTTGTGCTTCTGGAACAGTGTAAGATTCTGTGGTACTTCCAGCAGAAACCATTACCGTATAGTTTGCAGATTGCAATGCAGTACTGAATGAGAAAATTGCATTAGTGAGATTATTTGTCAATGAAAGATTATATCCATCAGTTGAAACTAAACTTCCACTATCAACAGTAGCAAATGCAACTACAGGACTCAAGTTTCTAAATGATGATGCACCATCTCTTACCTGAATAGTATCTGTCGTTCTGTTATGAACAATTGCACCAGGGACTACTCCAGTTGAGGTAACTTTTTTAGATTGTTCATGACCAGTTAGTGAAGATGATGTGGCAGGATTCCATAAATCTGCCATTACATCAATATCACTTTGAGATAATGATGGTGGAATAAAGTAAGAGTTCATCGTTGTCGATGCTGCTCCTACATCAAAAATAGATCTTGCAAAATAAGTATTAACACCAACTTTCGTCAAATACTTATTTGTGTTATAATTTCTTGGTACAAGTCCAAGATTTGTAGAACCAAATCCAGCTACAGAAATTCCAAAATTTGGAACAAGTAAAACATTTTCAGTAACTAAAGATGCTGCAGTACAATCAACTTGGAAAGATCCATATGTCATTGATGGTACTGAGGCACCTAAATCACTTGGAATTGATCTAGGATCCTCTTGAGTAGATCCATTTGGATCTGTAGTAATTCCGAGGACTCCATTGGTCATAAAACCTTCGGAAGTATATGCAGATCCAAATACTTGGAATACTGGAGTTTGATTGCCAACAACAAAAACATTATTTGATGTTGTACCTACTCCAACTTCATTTCCAACGTATAAATTAGAAGTTATAGTTCCACCTTGTCCCACTCGAACATTTTGAAT